TATTTTCAAAGAGTTTATATGATGTCATCAAGTTTCCAAGAGTAGCAGTCATTCCATTAGTAGCAGAGTAATTAACTCCTCCACCTAATGTGTAATTGACATTTCCTAAACTACTAAAGTTAACTCCTTGTGCATTCTGTCCCCAAAGACCATCTCCAGTTGTTACTTTAGTGTAACTTGCTGAGAATCCATCTGCTTTAGGATCAGTTAGCCAATAAGCATCAACACCTTGTGATGGGTTATATCCAGCATAGATTTGAGATGAATTATCTACAAGGTAATCCTTATAGTAAGTCTTCTTACCAGATTCTCCATCAGCAGATGCATCCTTTGCTTTAGAAAGGAATGTATGCTTCTCAAGGATATTTCCTTGAATTCCTGTGATGTCTCCTGTGTCATCTACAATAACAATATGGCAACTATCGTTTCTTCCTTGCCTTTCAGCAACATAGTTACTTGTCTTTGGCTTAGGAGCAACTGCTTTCCAGTAAACTGTAGAGTTAGTTAAACCTAAAGTTTGCTGATCATACCAGTCAAGTATATTTCTTGTAGTACGATTTAGTTGTTGTCCAGCAGCAGCAGTGTTAATACCTGAGTTGTTTACAAAGTAAACAGTTGAGTCATTTTGGAATGACTTAGCAGGATCACTTTCTGCGTAATCTATCTTAGTTTCTGTTCCAGCAGATGATACCCTAGATACAACTTTAACATCTATTGTACTATTTGAACCAACTGCGTCTGTTGAAACACCTGTAATGATACCTTTCAGGTATCCAGTGAATGTTGATGTTGAACCGTCTCCTGGTATAGTTACACCTGCAAGTGCAGCTGTTATACCATATCCTATTTGCATTCCAGCAGCAACAGGACTGTCAGTTGCAACACCAATTGTTTGGTCAGCAGCATTATCAATGAAGCAAATCTTCATTGAGTTTGCCCAGTTACCTGGGTTCTTAGCAGACCATGTAAAATCTGTAGCGGTTGTGTGATTACCTTCGTAATCATCTTTGTTCATAACCTGTAATGAGGTTGTAGATGCAATACCTACACCAGCATTAGCATTGTTTAAAGTAGTTCCACTAGTTCTAACTACCTTAAGTACTCCTCCATATGAAAGGAATGATGAAGCAGCCATCCAATATTCATATTGTCTGTCAGATGAAAGTGGCTTACCAAATGTATCAATAAATTGCTGTGAAGTTTGAATATCTACAACTTCATCAACAGGACCAATTGAAAATGGTCCTGCAATTGCACCAATGTTATCTAATACATTCTCGGCTCTTCCGACTGTAAGATCAACTTCCCTGATTAATACACCAGGAGATAATTGAGGAGTCGCCATGTTTTTGTCTCCGAAAGTCTCAGTTTATCTGAAAATATTTATTGTTTTCAATGTTTTCAGAGGGGAAACTTCGCACGAACATTACCAGTCAGGATATGACCAATCTGGAAATTTTTTATGTTTCTTTCTATTTTTTATAACTCTTCTTATAGAACATATCTTACATTCGTATGAATATGCAGATGGTAGAGTTCCTCTTTCTTTTCTAGTCAAATAAAAATCAGTTACTAGATCCTTTATTTCTCCACAAACCTTACATTTTCTCTCTGAAAATAAGAAATGACCTAATTTAATCTGATCATCAATCTCCATTACATATATTCCCACATATAACTCATATCAACTCCACCACCTTTATCACCATATTCATCTGTAAACCATCTCTCACCATCAGAATCAACAAAACTATTATCATCCATACCATCAGATATAAATCCAAATGGAGCCATATCTTGCTCTATTTGATTCTTTTGTTCGTCATATAATCTCTTTCTAACATCTTGATCTGTTAATTCTTTAAAATAATCCTGTGCTACTAACCACGCATATATTACAAGACACATTGCAAGGTCATCATTACATCCCTCTTCTGCCTCAAATGAGTTATGTTTTTGAATAAAAGTGGTTAATTCACTTAATATTTCATAATCATTGAATATTAATTTATCTGATTCAATAATAGTCTTTAAATTAAGAGCACCAACCTTCTTCACAGTCTTAGACATTTTTACTCCAAGTTGTGTTTTCTTTCCAGAGAAACCTTGTCCTACAACTTGACCTGCTCTACCTCTCATAGAACATTGAAGTAAATTAGTATATTCCATATCATAATTTAATATGGATGCTACTTGATCTCCAACATCATTAACTTCACATAAAACAAATGCTTCATTATATTGTTTTCCTACTTCTTGTATAACACTCGGAAATAACATTGGTTTAATCTCGTTATTTCTATACTTTGCTACCACTTTATGAGGAAACTCTGTTATATCAATAACTATAAATGCAGAATAATCTTTAGCAACTCCTCTAGCAACGTCTACAGTGATAGCATAATCATGCTTTTCTATTGGTAATTCATAAATGTCTAAACCAGCATTTCTTTGTTTAGGATTTTCATAAACAAAACTTCTTAATTTACTAGGAGCAATAAGAGTATCAACAGAACCTAAGAATTCACATTCAAACTCAATTTTAAATTGAGCTTCAGATGTATTTGCTATTGTCTGTGCTTTCCATTTCTCATCCCTACCAGGAACTTCAGTCCAATGAACATCAGTTGGAATATACTCATTCTTTTGTCTTTCAGCATCATGCCACAAACGGTAGAAATGATTCATACCATGTGGGGTTGAAACTATTATTACTTTTGTGCTTTTACCAGAAGTAATAGTAGGATAAACAGAACTAAAGAAGTCATCAGCGATGTGATTGGGAACAAAAGCAAACTCATCCAAGAAGAGTATGTTGAAAGACATACCCCTAACAGCACTAGCAGAAGTGGAAGCTGCCAAGATCTTAGATCCATTTTCTAACTCCAGTGAACCTCTATTCCAAGAGATAATACCTTGTTGCATCCATTTAGGTAAATTCTCATAAGCAATCTGTAATCTACCTAATAATTCTCTTGCAGTTGCTGCTTTGTTAGCAAGAATACCAATATTCACACTAGCATTAAAAACAGCATAATGAAGTAAGAACGCCACAACAGTTGTAGATTTACCTGTCTGACGAGGCATCTTACAAATGTTGAATCTATTATGATGGAAATTATTAATTAATCTTTCTTGAAAATGATATGGTTGAAAAGGCATCAAACCTTCATCCAACGTCACAATCTTGACGTAGTTCATTGCAAAGTATACAGGATCTTCCTTACACTTAATAAACTCTTCAATATCTTTAGCAGTAAATTCAACTTGGGTATTCGCCTTTTTTAAATTGGGATTACCAAGATATATGTCAGCAGCACTCATAATTTAAAACTCCAAATTAATAACCAGTAGCGTTACCTGTAAATCCGTCTCCCTTACCTGCATGGATATATGGATCTCCATAATTTACAGCAGATATTACACAATTCCTTAGAATTGCACTAGGATAAACCTGATTCAAAGCAGTTTGCACTTCTTTCTTACTAGGCTTTCCTGGTTGTGGGAAGAACATCTTACAGAAATAAGTCTTTCCTCTCCAACTATACATTAACTCATATACATTTCCATTCTGAGCAGGAATTCTAGTTGTTGCTGCTTCACTAACTTTCCCAAAGTTTGGGTTCTTCTTGATATATTCTTGTGCTTTATCTAATTCCTTTTGATCTCTTGGATGCCGTTTTTCTCCACACTTCTTTGCTTCCTCTATCTCATGAGGAATTTCATTACCATCAGCATCTTTTTGATGATGTTCTTTCTGTATTTTTGCCTTTGCATTATCTAACTTATCTTTTTCTATAGCTCTAGCAAGTCTTTCTCTCTTTGCTGCTTTTGCTTCCTTATCCTCTGCATTTGGATCTTCCTTTTCTTCAGGTTTAGAAGTTACTTTTTGAGATCCAGTAGTTACTTTTGCTTTCTTCTTACCAAGAACATCAACCTTAGAACCTAATGCTGCACCAGCAACAGCACCAAGTGGTCCACCAACAGCACCACCCAATACAGCACCAGAAGCAGCACCTAATATTCCTTCATCAAGTTCGAATATTCCACCTTTTTTCTGATACCATCTTATTGCCCAACCATGAGCATCAGGACTATAAACTTTATGTCTCTGCTCTGCTAATTCTTTTGCTCTTGCCCACAACTTTGGTTGTTTGATTTCATTATTAGATTCTAGGATTTTTAATTGCCTTTCTCCTTCGAGTCTATCTAATACTTTTTTAACAATAGGACTTGCCATCTTTCTCAGACACTTTTTTAATATTTATCTATAAACCAACTATAGTCAATGGATCTGAGTAAACAGTTGCTATACCAGACTGAACTTCAACTCTATTACTTTGAAAATTAAGTTCAGTTCCATCGCTAAGTTTAGTACCATCGCTCTGAATACCGACAGCACCAAATCTATTAACTACGCTGATAAGTCTAGGCATTTGCTGTCTCTAAAATACTTAGGATAAGTTTTAAAGTGCTATTAGCACTTCCTGAAACCTGTATAGAATCACTAGTCTCTAGAACTAATTTACCATCCATAGGTATGAATGCATCATTAACTGGTACATTCCCTTCTTTAATAATTTGAGTAGTAGTACTAGATCTAACATGAGACATAGTTACAGTTGCTGCAGCAGCCCCTACATTAGTAACATGAGCATAAAGAACTATAGAAGTATAACCAGTTGGTGCAGTATATGCAGTCTGGTTAGAAGTAGTTATTTCTAATGTTTCTGTTTGAAATCTATTGAGTGCTAATGCCATATTAACTAAGTGCTAAAATAAAGGGTGTCATTTCCGAGAACAAAC